ATACAACAACGTACCATTCATTGGCCTGAGTGCCACACCTTACTCTAAGGGGCTGGGTAGGCACTACGATGACCTGATCGTTCCTATTACACCACGACAGCTACTTGATCAGGGTTACTTATGCCCAGTGGACTACTACGGCGGCAAGAGGGCTAACCTTAAAGGCGTTAAGACTAAGGCGCTATCTACGGGTGGCAGTGACTACGACCCTAGCAGCCTAGCTGCCGCTACAGAGGACGATAAAGGGCTAGTTGGGGACATTGTACAGAATTGGATTCAGCATGGTGAGAACGGGCAGACAATTGCTTTTGCGCCTAGCATCAAGCACAGTAAGCACTTGGTTGAAGTGTTTAACGCAGCAGGTATCACAGCAGAGCATATTGATGGTTACATGGATGACGAAGAGCGACAGATGATCTATCAAGCCCATGATCGAGGTGAGTTTAAAATTCTATCCTGTAGTCGATTACTCAACACTGGCTATGATGCTCCTAAGGTATCATGCTTGATTGACTGCTTCCCTACTAAGTCTCTAATCACCTTCGTTCAGAGGGCAGGGCGCGTAATGAGGACTTCTGAGGGAAAGGAGCGAGCTATCTACCTAGATCACGCTGGTAACGTAGCACGGCATGGATTTGCAGAGGACATTATCCCAGATGAGCTAGATGACGGATCAGAACGCTTCAATGAGAAGAAGCTCACTAAGGATAAGAAGGAAGCTAAGGTTAAGGAATGCCCGCAGTGTACGCAGCAGATGGTTGGATTACGTTGTAAGTGTGGCTACGAGATTCCAGTTAAAGAGCAGCTAGAATCCACTGATGAAATGTTACAAAAGTTAACACCAGAGCAGCGTAACAGAAAGGATACAAAAGAAAACAAATCTAAGTTCTATAGTGAGTTATTGTTGTACACCCGTGGCAAGGGCTACAAGGACTCATGGGCATCTCATAAGTACAAGGAGCGCTACAATGTGTGGCCCAACTTCATTACGCCCCATATGGTTAACGGGATCTCTGACGAGACAAGAAAATATATAACAAGTACCCAGATTCGGTACGCCAAAGGAAAGGGGAAAGCAGCATGAGTGTAGACGCGGTATTAATGATGCTAGAAGGCGTTAAGGCTAACGGCAAGGGCAAGTGGGTAGCTCTATGCCCTGCTCATGGTGACACTACGCCTAGCATGGGAATTAAAGAATGCCAAGATGGCACTGTCTTAATGAATTGTTTCGCTTGTGGAGCTAATGGATTAGAGATAGCTGAGGCAGCAGGCGTTAGTATTAATGAGCTATTCCCACCAGACTCAGGCCGACCACAAGGCCCAACACGGGAGCAGAGAGCCACCATTGAGCAAGATAAGGTTATTATGATGATCTATGAGGCTGATAAGCGTGGCGGTAGAGAGCAGTCACTAGCTGATTACAAGCGGTACAAGCTGGCCAAAGAACGTCATAAAGCAATGGCTCCACAAAATAAACCATATTCTTTCAACTAAACTGTTGACTATGACAACACTATTGTTTATACTAGGTTCAAGTTAATAAATAAACAAAAAGGTAATTAATTATGAATACTCTAATAAACAATGTTGTTAAGGTAATTGCGGTTCCTGCTGGTAAGAAGTTTTCAACCATCGCTGTGATGGCTGACGGCACCGAGATTACACTTAAAAAGAATGGCGCTTATAAACCAGTTGCAAACTTCTTTAATGGTGTTGTTAACATGAACCTTTGTGGAAGTTTTGGTGAATTTGTTACCTTTAACACCAAGGTAGTTACTAAGAATTTCTGGCTACAAAATGGTGAGAGTTATGTCAAATCTTTCGATGTAGAGCTAGTAGCCTAACCAACAATAGGGGCTACGGCCCCACGGAGTCTCTTATGGGTAAGTACGCGAATCATGCGGTATCTGGCTTAGGTGCTATAATCGGATGTATTTGTTGGGTATGGTTTATTAATGGGATACTAGTATGAGCAACGATCACTACAGGAAGACGTACTACTCTGAGACTGAGGCTAAGGCTATCGTTAAGAAGAATGAAGATATGATGACTGAGAAGGGCAGAGAGATTAGCAAGGCTAGGCGAGGGTTATCTGACGTTATGGAAGCTCGTAAGCTAGGCATCTCTGTAGAGGAGTATAGGGAGCTAATGGGATGAACTGGTTTGATAACAATGAGGAGAAGATGTGGTTTGCCATTGGCTTGTCTGTCTGTGTAGTTTGGTTTTGGATTAGCATGTAAGTTCAGGGTTATTCGGATACCCTGAAAATAATAACTGGAGAATAAGATGGATAATTTAATTGAAGACGTAATCAAGTGGGCTGATGACAAGGGTATCCTAGATCACTCTACACCGCTAAAGCAGCACGTTAAGACACAGGAAGAGGTCAACGAGCTACTTGAGGCATTGGTAGACCGTGATATGCCAGAGGTAGCTGATGCTATAGGTGACATCATGGTTACGCTGATTATCCAAGCTGAGTTGAATGAGCTTGATTTGCAGGCGTGTTTGCAGGGTGCTTATGATGTTATCAGTAAGCGTACTGGGTCAATGGTGGGAGGATTGTTCGTTAAGGATGATTAATGGTGGTATAATAAACCATTAAGTTAACGTCCACCCCAAAGCGGAGACAATATCATGCCAGCAGGCAGGCCAACCAAATATAATAGTAGTGTATTAGACACTGCTAATTCATACCTAGAAGTCTATACTCGTGTTATTCCTAGTGTAGAGGATCTATCAATCCATCTTAACGTAGCTATGTCTACTATCCACCTATGGGCTAGGACGCATCCTGAATTTTCGGGGACGTTAGAGCGCATCAAGAAGGAACAGATGCTAAAGGTCATGGATGGTGGGCTTATGGGAGACTATAACGCTGCTATCTCTAAGCTGGTTCTGCACAACCACGGGTACAGTGATAAGACTGAGGTAGACAGTACTTCAAGCGATGGAACTATGTCACCAGTGAACAAGATAGAACTGGTTGCTAAAGACTTCGCAGAATAGTATGACTACAGGACAGATAGAGTTACCTCCTAAGCTGGTTCCAGTATTCCAAGGTGAGGCTCGTTATCGTGGAGCATGGGGTGGTCGTGGATCAGGTAAGACTAGATCATTCGCACTAATGACAGCTGTTGAAGGTTATCGCTATGGTAGTGCTGGACTATCAGGTCAGATCCTATGTGGTCGTGAGCATCTAAACTCCCTAGAGGAATCATCACTAGAAGAGGTCAAGTCAGCTATAAGGTCAGTACCTTGGTTAGAGGACTACTACGACATAGGTGAGAAGTACATCCGCTCTAAGGATGGTCGGATCAAGTACGTCTTTGCTGGCCTACGTCATAACCTCGACTCTATTAAGTCTAAGGCTAAGTTGCTACTAGCATGGATAGATGAGGCTGAGGGCGTGAGTGAGGATGCTTGGCGTAAGCTGATACCTACGGTTCGTGAAGAAGGGTCTGAGGTGTGGTTAACATGGAACCCTGAGTCTAAGGACTCTGCTACTCATAAGCGCTATCGAATCGACCCACCAGACAATGCCAAGATCGTTAAGGTTAACCACTCAGACAATCCGTGGTTCCCTAAAGTGCTAGAGCAGGAGCGCTTAGAGGACTTGGAGCGCAGACCTGATACTTACGGGCATGTATGGGAGGGTGACTTCTTAGAGTTCCCAGAGGGAGCATTCTGGCTACGAGAGATCAACAAGGCTTATGCTGATGGTCGTATAGGTCGTATGCCAGTAGTAGAAGCTCATCCATGTATGACGTTCTGGGATATCGGAGCAAGCGATGGTTGTGCCGTGTGGGTGGTTCAGAAGATCGGCCTAGAGTATCGCTGTATCAACTTCTACGAGGCATGGGGTGAGTCGTACAATCACGCTATCAAGTGGCTTAAAGAGTTGGATATGGTGTGGGAGGATATGTACCTTCCTCACGATGCTGACCATAAGCGTCAGGGTGAGACTAGCAACAAGTCACCTAAGCAGATGCTTAAATCACTAATGCCTAGCGCTAACTGGCGTATTGTTCCCCGTATAGCAGAGATCAACTGGGGTATTCAGCAGACCTCGGACTTCTTTCCCTACCTGTACATTGATGACGTTAAGTGCGCTAAGGGCTTGGATCATCTCAAATCGTATCGCCGTAAGTGGTCAAACAGTGAGCAGAGATGGTCTCATATCCCAGATAAGAGTGAGGGGCACTCAGAGGCCGCTGATGCGTTGAGGCAAATGGCTCAGGCGTTTGCAGCAGGTGATCTAGGTAAGCGCTCTAAGAAGCACAAGGGGGCCTTGAAGCGTAACATTAAAGGATTAGCATAACCTATGATATAATCGTAGCATATTGATTAGGAGTTATAGCCATGCCAGTTCACAAGAAGCCCAAGAAGAAGTCTAAGCCTAAGAAGAAGGGTTACTGATATGGGCTTACTTAAAGCTATTAAGGAGGCTGGTGGCGGCTTGCTGGATATGTCTACACCCGCAAGAAAGAAGCGTGGTGATGATATGGGGTTTGATACGGATGCCACCTATTATCATGGAACGGATGAAGACTTTGATGCGTTTGATCCCGCCTCTATTGGATCAAACTTTGGCTTCGATAAGAAAGGCTTTTTTTTCACAACTTCCAAAGATTCAGCCAATAGATCTAGGAAATCGTATCCTGAAGGATCAAAGTTTACATATACAGATGCGCAGAAAAAGGCAGCTAGAGGCGGTAGGGTTATAGAGGCTAATTTAAAGCTAAAAAACCCATTAACCAGAAAAGACATTGACGGCTTCGATAGTGGTTCTGGGGGCCATTCACCTATTGCTTTATACGACATGAATAGAGAGCGGATAGAGAAGGCGTTAGAGTCTGGGAATTATGACGGAGTGAAGATAAAGGCAGAAGGCCAGACTATGGTTACTGTTCTTGACCCTAGTCAGATTAGGTCTGTAGATGCGGCGTTCGACCCAGCCAAGTCAGAATCCTCTAATCTCTTAGCATCTAACCCAGTAGCTACTACAGCAGCGGGTGCAGGTGGTTTGCTATCTATGACCGCTAGTGATGACTCGGAAGCATCATTCTT